CTCTTGACCAGTGTATAACTGTTTGCACCAGCTCCTGGCTTTACTCTAGAAGATGCACATATGTTTAGGTAATCGATGAATATCATGTCGGGTTTGAAATCTTTCTTGACATCTAACTCTTGGAGTAAATGTCTGAAATGACCAACGTGAGCTGATGCAGTTGGGTATTCTTTGATGATCAACTTACCTTTAGTCTTAGATGCAATCTTATTAATCTTCTTGTCGAAGTTCTTTTTAGATAGATCGGGTAGGTCTTTCATAGGGACATTGAGGGTATTTGCATCGATTCTCTCTGCAATCCTTTCCTCTGACATTTCAAGTGTAATGTATAATACATTCTTATTCATCATCAAATGTGCTGATGCCATGTGACACATGAATAGGGATTTACCAACACCTGTTCCTGCAAGACAAATATTCAATGTCTTGTTAGGTAATCCACCTTTAGTAATCTTGTTGAAATATTCTAGATCGAACGGTAACTTCTCTTCTTCTGTGTGATAGAATTCAAATCTGTTATCGGCATCTTCTATTTGATCATGACCAATATTAGTGTCAAAGGACACGGAAAGTGCATCCTTAAGGAGTTCGGGTATTTCACCAGTTGAACGTTGAGACTTCTTATCAATGACTTCGATACTGTCCATTACTGCAATGTAGATTGCTCTATCTTTGCACCACTGTTCAGTTTCATCGAGTAACCACTCTTGTGGAGTGTCGTCACCACCTTTCATACCACTTACAATAGACTTGGCGTTATGAACAACTGTCTCGTTGAGAGATGTGTTGTTATCCAAGTTTATGAGAAGTGCTTCTACTGTAGGTGTTTTAGTGTATTTTTGGAAGTAATCGAATACTCCATTGAATACGGTCTTTTCGTCCTGTTCTGTGAAATACTCGTCCTTAATGAATGGAAGCACCTTCCGTGCAAACTCTTCACTCTGAATCAGATTTTTCAGAATTGTTTGTTCTATTCTCTTTTGTTCCATATTTAAAGTATTCCTGTGCTACCAATTCTAATTTTTCCATCACATCGGGTGTGAAGAATTTTTCGGGGTTGTTGTTAATCGTCTTACCGAACTCTGTCTTACCATTTGGAAGTTTAATTCTTGTACTTGATTTCTCAAATATTCCAAATGCAACTGCCATGTCTAGTAGACCATAATATCTGTCCAACCCTGTCTCGTATGATAACCTTACATCAACCACTCTGTTCTCAACAGTCAATCTTGACTTTGCGTTCTTACAGTGAATGATATTACCAACGATTTCAGTTCCTTCTTTCTCTTTCCTTTTGGAAAGATAGATGATTGATGATGCAGCGTATTTTAATCCACTACCTCCACCCATCTCTTTTTGAGGGAACATAGAACCAATCACATCATATGTGTGATTTGTAACAATCATAGGAACTCCAACACGACCCAACTTAAGGGTAAGAACTCTGAATGCACCTTTGGTGATCTGAGCTCTAGTCATATCCTTAGTCTCTTTACCTTCTGCAGTGTCTTCGATCTCTTTGGTTGTTGATAACATACCAAGTGAATCTAAACAGAACATCATAGGTGGACGTTTGTCTTTGGGGGTTTCTGCATACTTATCCAGTATACTGATTGCTTGATTTCTGAACTCTTGCACTGTGACGACTGGGACGATAACAACTCTTTTGGAGTCGATACCTCTGTCCTCAATCATGCTTCTTGATATTGCAGATTCAGATTCGAAATAGATTACTGCAGAATCCTTGTGATCTTCTAGGAATTGTTTAACCATCCCTAAGGCAAAAAATGTCTTACCTGTTGCAGACTCACCAGCGATTGCTGTAATCTTGTTTGAAGGAAGTCCACCGTACAGTGAACCACTTAATAGTGCGTTGAAAATATGTGAACCAGTATCAATGAAACTGTCAACATCTCCAGCAGCAATTCCATCGTTAACAATACTTGCGTATTCGTTACCGCTTGCCTTTACTAAATCTTTTAAAAAACTCATAATTATAAACACCTCTCAAATGTATACCTTAGTATAACAGAGATGGGGTTATTTTACAAGAGGGTTTTTGGGGTATTTTTTGGTGTGTTCGGTTTTAATGCGGGCCTTCTCTTTCTGCCACATCTTATCATCGAACTTGATGTGTTCTTTCATCATCGTTTTGATTTCTTTAATCTGAACTTCCATGAGACCTATTGAACAGAAGATAAGTGCAATCATGACGATATAAAATATATCAATCACTGCGAGTATCATTAGGAAACCTTGTCGATTTGTTCTTGGGTAACGGTTCCGTTATCCAGTAACAATTTTCTATGCTCCAAATGTCGTTCTAGGGTGGTGTCTTTGTTTTCACCAGTATATTCTACGGCATGATGATCATTAATCATCTGTTGGTTCACACTAATTCTTGATTCTAATGATTGGGGTTCGTCTGCAATGTTTACAAACAACTCACCAAGGATTCTTCCAAATTTACCTTTATCATGAGAAATCAGAGTTACTGCTCCTCTAGATAATATATCCGTTAGATGGTATTTTGAAGCTTTACCGAAGACCTTTTCTACTAAGTCACGAGTTCTAGATTCGGGGGTGTCGATACCCATAAGACGCACTCGTTGTTTTTTAAGAACAACTGAGAATCCTAAATCAATGTCTACATCGATTGTATCGCCATCAACCACTTTTGTGACTGTCACATTAAATTCGTATAAATTTTCCATACTCATATTTATCATATTTTTTATCCGAAGAAACTATCCAATGATGCTACTGGTTCTACGTTCCAACCAATTAGTTCAATTATTGCTTTAAGTGGTTCAATGAATGCTTTATCAAATTGCATGTCGTAATTAATGTAGTTTTGTAGTTCGAATTCTTTAGGTAGAACATTAGAGAATGATATCACATTCTCGTTGAATTTGTTTGGGAGTTTAAGATACACAAACAAAATCTTATCTCCACTCCTAATTAGGTTGTATCTCTTGTCAATGTTCTTCTTTTCAAGATAATGGTTGTATAGTAATGCACCTCTTACATGGATAGGTGTGCCCTTTCCGTAAATCATCGATGGGTCTGAATACTGTTGTAGGTTGTTGCAACCTCTAGGTGATGCAACCTTTTCGACTGGAAGGTCTCTAAAGTCTCTACGAGCATTCTCTACGAAATCCCATACATCTTGTTCTGTTCCATTCATGACCAACTTAAGTGCATCGGTCAACTTTCCACGAATCCACTGAGGTGTACTGGACTTTGCAGTTTCAATACCCATCATCTTTAATTTAGGTTCGTGAAGTCTCACCCCTTCCATGTCATAAACATTAAGGATGTATCTTTTCTTTGCAGTCCATATTCCACGATCTGCAATAGCCTCTCGACCCATTTCCATTTTCTGTTGGAATGCATTAGTGTAATCTGCAAGTTCATCGTATCCCTTTGCAAGAACACCTTCAATCTTCTCGTTAGCAACAGTGTCAAGGAAATCTACAATTTTACCTTTGTCGGTTCCTTCAGGGAACACTTGTTTAACTAATGAATCAAAAGTGATGTATACTGAGTCCGTGTCCATTGCGATTACATAATCTTGGTCTGTAGTCTTCAGTACCTTGTTCATCCAATCGTTAATAGTGATCTCTGCAGTCTTAATGACTAACTGACCCGACATGGTAATTGCTTCTGCAAGATTTGGGTCAAAGAATGCAAAGTATTGATTTGCTAATGCACCATAAGCAGAGTTAAGTGCAATCTTTCTGACCTGTTGATTGTTGTATGCTCGTTTGATTAGACCATCAAGTTCATTCTTTCGTTTTGAATCGGTGCAAAGTTCCTGTTCCTTTTGGTAAGCAATCATCTTACCTTTCCACTCTTTACGTTCTAAGTAGAACTTCTCCATAAGTTCGGGTAGGAAACCCTGTTTATCTCTTTTGAATTTTACACCATTTGGTGCAACTGTTAAATTTAGTTTCTTTAGACTGGATAAGTCTGCCGTACCATCTAGAATCTTTTGGACATCAACATCCATAAGACCATTCTTCATCATAGTCTCGGGTGATATGTTGTACTGCATAATCAAATGGGGATAGAGTGAGTTCAAGTCAAATGACATAACCCAATCATGTTTACCAACCAGTGGTTCCTTTACATATGCACCAACGATTTGATGTGTCTTGCGTTGTCCTAGAGCCTGTGGTGGTGTCTGAATTCCCTGTTCTTTTAGGAAGTTGTAGATAATAGTTTCCCAGTATTTCACCATTCCAAATGTATCATTGTAGTTACACTTAGCATTGTAAGACATGGTCATGGTCAATTCTAGTAGACCAAGTTTATCTTCTAGGTCTTCAACAAGAACAACATCCTGTACATTATATGCAAGGAACTTTGAATAGTCATTCTTATACAATCCGTGTAATGAACCATGCTCTGAGTAATCTAATTTCTTCTTACCCAACTCCATGTGGGCAATGTGATTCAGTGCATAGGATTCTTGGTTGACGAAAGTTCTCTTCTTATACAAGTCCATATAGTCAACAACATTAACACCGTATAGTGTAAACTTCTGTTGAGTGTTACCAAAGTTGGTTTTGTATTCTCTGACATCTACTTGATTCCATGGAGAGAACTTCTTGTGTTCTCCTTCACCGAATAACCTATCAACACGATTACACAGATATGTAATATCAAATGAATCTACATTCCAACCAGTAATGATATCGAAGGACTGCTTTCTCCAGTACTTGATAAATTCAGTTAACAGTTGTGCTTCGTCAACACATTCATGATAAGTTACATTGGCTGGTTTCTCATCCCAAGGGCCGATACCAAAGGTATGTGCCATGAAACGAAATGGTTTGATTGTGATTGCATTGACCTTCTCCATTGCAAGAGTTGGTTCGGGAAAACCATTCTCTGACTCACACTCAATGTCGAGTGTTGCAATTTTAACTGTCTTGAAGTCCCACTTGATATCACCACGGAACTGGTCTGCAATGTAGGTGTAAATGTATCTGTCGTATCCGTGGATTTCAAATCCAGCAGTACCTTGATATGATTCACGAAACTTTCTTGCACCACCCATCGAACTGAGGTTTACTGCCTCTAGGGGTCTGCCGTCAAGTGAACGGAATGCAGTCTCACCCTTGGTGGATGGGACATAGTGATTAGGACGGTAAGCAACAGTCTGTTTAACCTGCTTACCGTTCTGATAACCCTTTACAAGAATTTTGTCTCTTGTTCGACATACGTTAGTATAGAAATCCATACTAGTATTATAACAGAAAGTGGTCTATCCTACAAGTGTTTTTTGTTGAACTCTTTCTTTTAAAAGGTCTGAAACCGTATCATGTTTTTCTTTAGATGATGTTAGGGCTTCTATTTGGGAGTCGAGGGCATCTGCAAGATCGGGGTGTTCTCCGATTCCAGCTGGGTTGTGAATGTACACTTCAATGTTTGCAAGTGCGACATCGATTTGTCCTTGGTACTGTGACTGCAGTGCTTTGAGTAATATTGTTTTATCCATGATATATTTCCTATAGTGTTGGTGCTAGAGTTTCAGACACCGATGGTCGTGGTGCATTTACTCCAGTTGCAGGGAGTCCACCGTTGGCATCAATCCATGTCTTGACGGTGATTGCAGAAGCTTCGTATACAGAAGTGTCTTCACCTTCATCACAATTAAGACGGCCTTCTTCAAAATTCCAGTACATACTACACATGAAGTCTAGTCTTTCATCTCCATCTACGTTTGCAAATATAGCTGCAAAGTTGTCTGTTATATGTCGTTGTAAATCTTCTAATTGTGTTAAATTGTCACTCATTATTTGTTTCCTGTTGCTACCTTATAATTCTGTTCTAAGTTTGGTCTAACTTTAAACATCGTTACGATGTTTCTATTATTAATTTCAAACCTGTACTCTCTTGCCCATGGGTTCCAAGGTGCAAGACTAATTTCCATTTTACCATCCGAGACTTCTACAACACAAAGTTGTGGTTCTGTGATGATTGTTTTGTTACTAAATCGTGATGTGGTTACCCTGCCTAGGATAGTTTCTCCACCAAGAAGTCTTAGTGCAAAAATGTTATCCACAAGCAAGAACCATGTCTTGGAGTTCTTTCGAACGCCTACCGACCTGTCCATACCATTTCGAATCTTCCATCTCTACTGCAACTGTTTTCCAATCTTCTGAAACAACTGCTTTCCACATATTGTTGAATTTACCAAAACGATTTCCACCTAAGTTAAAAGTCATATTGACTAAAACATGTTGGATATCTTCAGGAAGACTATAAAAATCTTCTCCACCTTTTGATTCAAATACATGAATTGCTTCGTCTACATGTTTGTCAAAGTCGTCTTCATAATATGCATCACACACTTCTTGACTTACTGGAGTTCCAGCAGGTTGTCCGTCTTCTGCATCACCTTCTCTGATTAGATGACCAACACCTAGTGTTAGATACCCTAATGAGTCTGCGTAGACTTCAAGGACTTCACCCTCGTGGCGTTTAATTTGTTCCTTTAGTACTTCTTTGTTCATTGTCTTGTTCTTTCCTTATTTGTTCTTGCATGACTTCTACTAGAATGTCACCCATTAGTGTTTTGAGTTCGTTATTATTTAGGTGTTTCTTAAGTTCCTCTTCAGAACTTTCTACATTATGTGGAAGTCTTCTTATGGTTCTTTCAAAGTTTATGTTGGGTTTACCATTTTCAAACCCGACCTTGCCGTATTGGTATACGAGTCCATCCCATTCCCCACCTGTTAGTTCAATCGCTGCATCAGATTGATGAAGATTCTCTACGACCATGTAGACATTATTTTTAAATAGTGTTGTCATTACAAATTGTGATATGGTTTTTACCACCCTCCAAATTTTTATACTGTTCAACGACATTCGAGAATGCAATTTTAAGTGTTCTCATGTAGTCGTTATATGTTAGTGGTGCTATAAAGTAATTAATTGCAACACGACCTTTAGGTGTTAGAATCCACTTCAACCCTTCATAGAATTTAGGTGTAATGAATTTGTTCTCTATCCGTGCATCATCACAAACATCTACAATTATGATATCATAGGTGTTCCTATAATGACCATTCACAAATAAAAATGCGTCTTCGGTGATCACATTGATTCGATCATCTGAGGGCATGTCAAAATACTTTTCGGCAATGTCTCTTAAGTTAGGGATGATTTCTACCACATCAATTTGACACTTAGTGTTACGATGTAACCATGATGGTATGACTCCACCACCTAGTCCGAGTACTAATGCTCGTGAAGGTGATTCAACATGGTCTACCACGGATACTAATTGGTTTGCATAATCATATTGTAATCTTTCGGGGTAGTTCTTTAGGATTGATGCTTGAGTTATTAAACCATCACCATAGTGTAATGAAATTGTTGTGTTTGTTTCTTTGACTTGAATCAACGTACCATTCCAGTTTGATTCATGTATCACTTTATTCATTTGTCTCGGTCTCATGACATAAAATCCGTTATTGACGAGGATTCTTTTGGAGTCCATAAGTCTCTTAACTTGTTTTTGATGGTTCTTTCTATTCCTAATGCAGAATATATATCATCATTTAGTTTCTGGCCATTTACATGGTCTTCTGATAAACAAGTTTGTATTCCTTTATTTATCTCTTCTATATGAGTATCATCATCAAGGGAAATTTTATCTAAGTATTCTTCTTTGGATTCTACTCTGTAGAAATCTTGTAGATTAGTATTCTTTTGAGAGTCGTACTCTGAATGTAAGAATGGTGATATACCACACTTTAGGTATTCCGAATACTTTGCAGTTGCCCATCCAGTATCAATAGGAACACAAAGACTGTGCTTCCAATTTTTCATTTCTGTATACAGTTCTGTCCTTTCAATAAATCCCTTAAATGCAGAGTGACTTTTCAATATTGATTCGTCCCACTTTCCGTAGACAACACAATCTTGATCTAGAAACCAATCCTTTAATATGGGGTATCTTGGTCTATGACCATTACCAAGTTTCTTGCTGTCTAACCTTTCATCTGTTCCCGCTTCATTTAAAACGATTCCAAGTTTTGATCTTCGTTCTTTCCATCTATCATCAACAAGTTCAATCTTCTCATCTAAATTACATGCCATTTCTATATTACTATAAACTACTGGTATCTCCGATTCTATTATTGATTGATCTGAATATGATTTTATGTTTTTACTTACTACTGTTGTGTTGACTTGGGAAAGACAAACTTTAGGGTTGTTGTATAGGTCTTTTGCCATTACAGCATTTAAACATCTAGGGTCATCTATAAGAGACACCCAATCAATTCCAGTTTCATTAAGAGTGTGTATTATTGGTGCAACTCCTCTCTTTGCCACATCCAAAGGTTTACCAAGAGTTCCACTTTTGGTAAAAATCATATTGGGAATGTTGATATTGAGAGTGGCTCCACCACCTATGATTCCATAATCTAAATTTACTTGATTTCTATTCAACCACTCTAAAGGTTGCAAATACTTTATACTCAAATCATTTGTTGCATTTTCTAAAGTGTCAAATACATTATTGTGAGGAAACAATTCTTGTCGTCTCTGAAAATTTAAACTGCCGAGGTTATTAAGACCAATCAAGTAGAAATTGTCTGTTGGATTATTGAATGCAAGATTGATTAACAACTTGCAGTGATCAGCAGATTTAAAGTTTTCTCCCCTGTCATCAAGGTTAAACTTCATCATTAATCCAGTCTTTGCAAATGCAATATTAGCCACGACTTAACCTCTTCTCAACTCTTTCTCGAAGTTCGGTTGTAGAAAAACTGTGGCTTCTCTTGTTGTAGTAGATTTCTATATCCGAAATATCATGACCAGTGTGTTCAGTTCCCCTATACTCTTCACCACAAAATCTTATATGTGGTTTCAAAAGTAATAGTTGGTCTATGATATCTTGTTCTGTTTCAAAAGGAATAATACAATCTACATATTCTATTGCCTGTAGTTGTACCCATCTTTCAAATACACTTTGTATGGGTCTTTGTTTTAAGTCGGGTCGATCTCTAGTTGGGTCAACAAGAATACCCACCACTAGATAATCACAATGTGATTTTGCTTCAGATAACATTGCAATATGACCTGAGTGCAATAGGTCGAATGAACTACAAGTGTACCCTACTTTCTTCCCTTCTTTCTTTAATCTATCTATTGTTGATAAGTTCATTTATCCTCTCCATACATTCATTCGGTTTATCTGTATATTTGTAAAACCTAATCCAATGCGTTAACTCTAATTCATGTAATGGATATTTTTTGTATCTTGATTTAACATACTCATAAGCACCCATGTTATCAAATCTTTTAAGTGACATTAATAATTTACTAATATCAATCAACCAACTAGACCATAACTCTTTTTCATAGATAGGGTCAATCATGTAAATCTCATTCCAATAATTGATAAAGTTGTCAATGGATGCATCACCATGACAAAATGAATAATTTGTATTGCACACTTCACTTATGTCTTCTAACCAAGTCCAATCAATTTCTTTGTCAGGCCAGTTGGAATACCAATGATTTTTAACTCTGTCAACATAAGTATCAAAGTCGGCGGTGTGGGTAGGTATGTTCTTAAACTTATCTAAAGTATCACACAAAGTTTTTATGTCAACAGGTTGTGATTCTTCAATGTATTGCATTGTAATAGTCTTACCTATTAACTTATGAATCTTAGGTGTGTTAACTAATTTAGATGCAATGTCATACCACTCAATAACAGAATGACTATTATCAGCAGTCTTATGAACTACATCTCCTTGCTTAACTATGTAAGCACCACTCATTCCTTTTAGTTCAGTGTGTTCTAATCCAACAAATTCATCAGGCCTGATTGCCTTATCATCTATGTAGTAAGTTCCTAATGGTTTATTAAAAGATAACTCTGTATACTTAACACCATTTTTATCTAACCATTTTTCTATTTGAGGTCGATACTTTTTATCTGCTTGAGTGTAATCACCATTGCAACTCAATTGACCTCGGGCAGTGAGAATTAA